ACCCTCTAGAGAAGTTAATTGATTTCTTTCACAATAAAAATCACCATTTACAGTCTTTGGAGCACCCTCTAGAGAAGTTAATTGATTTCCTTCACAATCAAAAAATCCATTTACCGTCTTTGGTGCACCCTCTAGAGAAGTTAATCCTAATTCAGAAACATCTATATTACCTTCATAAGTTTGTCCTGATAAATCTCCATATTTTGTATCACTAAATTTCATCTATCTATCCTTCTTTCTCTTTATATAATATATTATAGTATAATAAAGATTAAAGTTAGATTAAATAACTAATTGAGGATATCTTTCAGATATATCTTTTATAAAATTTTCTAATTTTTTATCCTTATCTGTACTAGAGAGATCATACAGCTTAGAAATTTTAATATAAAATTCTCTAGGTGTTTCGGATATTGAATCAGATAGTAACTCTGAGCTGAATTTTCTTTTATTATCTGAATAGTGACCTTTTTTAGTTTGTATCTTAAAATACATTACTGAATTTATGAACTTTTCTACTCTTAACTTAGTAAAAGATATAACTGCCTTATTATAATGCTTTTTATTAGGTTTAGTCCTTTTCTTATGAAGTATTTTAATAATAAAGTATGTTTTACCTTCCTCTAAACTATGAGTCATTTAAGAACCCTTAAATCCGTCAGATGTTTTGACACCTACAGGTTTAAAAACCCTAATCATTTCTTTTTTACATACATCACAATACTCAGGATTACTAGACTCAGAGATAGGTTTATTAATTTCTATCTCTAACTCAAAGCTATCACAATCTTTATTATCACAAGTGTATACATATATCATTATACTTCCTTATATTTTTCTACTAGAAACAGAGATATCTTTATTATACATATTCTCATGCTCATCACCAGAGCAAATATCATTAATATCAACTGACTTTTGGGGTCTATTATCTAGTTTTTGTAAAAACTCTATTAATATTCGTAGAATTTTCATATTTTTTCCTTTCAAAGATAGGTTATATTATATATAAAACCATCTTAAATACTCTTTAAAATTGAGGAATTTTACCTATTAGATTAAAAAGATTATTGTTAAGAAAATACTCATTAAGAACTTTAGGATTTTTAGATCCCTGATCTCTATCATATTCTCTAATCACCTTTTCTCTAATCTCGTCAGGTATATACTCAGGAAGAGAAATCAACTTATTAAGATTATAATTTAATCTATATATAGGATTTCTATCTAGAAACTCCTCATTAGTAAAGCCTTCTTTTGCTTGTTTTTTATAGTATGACTTAGCTCCAAATCTGGGATGTTTATAGGCTGACTCGTCATATTTTTCTTTAAATTTTTGATCTATTTCAAATCTTTTAGGCCATGCTTGTAATTCGGTGATATCTGGATAAACCTCTTTAAACTTATCAGAAAATTGAGAAAAAGCTACTACAGATAGAATATTATCTCCGGGATCTCCAAAGAAAACATGTTCAAATTTCATTCTATTAAGTTCTTCTTTATTAAATTCCACATATCCACAATCTTTACTACTTACGTGATGTTTAACTTGCCAATATTTTACATTTGCATATGCTAAGCAATAATAAATATCATGATCTATAGATTTTACGATTACTTCTTGACCTCTATCACTTAATTCTTTACTAAGAATAAAAAGTATATCATCACCCTCTATTCCAGGAATTTTCATTAATTTGATATCGGAATTATCTTTTAAAAGTTCAGATATTTCAGAAGTAATTTTGTTAAGATTATCCCAATCTATTCCGGACTTATCATTAATTTTACGTCCGTGTTTATAGCCGGGCCAGATATCTTTTCTCCAATATGGTTTAGCATCTATAGCTAATACTACCTCATCTACCTGAAACCTATTTTTCATACCAACAATACTATTTAATACATTATATATGAAAATATCTTTAAATTCATTAAGAGGATATATACCGTTTTCATCTGGTTTAAGTTTTAGTTGAGTTTTAGCTATTTGTACACTAGAAAAGGCATATCTATAAAAAACAGGACTAGCATCTAAAATTAAAGTTTTTTTCATCTAGTTCCTTTAAAAATTTGATTAAGAGGAGGTCCTCTTAATCTAAGTCAGCTAGTAAGTCATCTAGATCACTATCTGAGCTTTCTTTTGAAGCTTGAGAGGCTTCTTCTTTAGGTGTTTCTGAATTTAGGTTTAATCCAGTAGATACTTGTGTTTCTGTCTTAGTATCTTCTTTCACTCCACTTGTTTGTTGAACAGCTTGCTCAGCTTGCTCTTGACCTTTAGGAGCATATTTACCCTCTTTTAGAAATTTATCTAAAAGATCTTTTAGTTCTTCATAAGATAAGAAAGCATCTTCTTTCAAGAATTCTGAAAGAGCATATGCGTTTTCTTTAATATCTTTTTCTGCATCGGTAGCCGAATCATAGATAGCTGAAGAAGAATCTGCAAATTTAGAACTTGAATATGTGATAATATCGTTTTCACCCATTTTAGATTTGATTAGAAAATTATGACCGTCAATAGGATTAAAAACCTGAATAGGCTTTTCTCCTAGAGCTTTCATTTGCTCTGTCTCAATCATAACTTCTTTTAACATCTCTAACATAGTTTTTGACATATCGAAAAGAAAGATCTTTCCTTCATTTTCAGGATTAGCAGGATCTTTAATAACTTTGATGTTAGTAAAGAATCTATTACTTCTTCCTAATGTTTTTGCCTTGTCTTTTTGACCTGAACCCCATAATTCAAGAAATTTTTCGTTAAATGGGTCTGGCTTTCCAATAGTTAGTGGAGACCATTCACTTACGAAGAATCCTTTTTGACCTTTAGGTAGTTGAGCATTAATTTTTATCATATTGATAAAAGGAACACCCTCTGGATCAGGTAAAAATCTAATTACAGCCGCTCCATTTCCATTTTCGTCTTTTGATAGAGTCCAAAATCTTGTATCTACCTCTTTTTTTGTATAACCTTGCTTGTCAGCGAACGCATTTGGTTGAAGCTTTGCTTGCATTGATTCCCAAGAAAAATCCATTTTTTAAATCCTTTTTTTTTACTTTTGAGGAAACTTCCTCTACCCTACCGGGTTCTACTACTTTTTAAAGCACCTTGTGACATTTTCAACTGGGCTTACATAGAATATATCTAAAGCCAATTTATAATATTTTATATTACTGTACTTAAAATAAACTTAAATATGTTATTAGTTAGTGTTACTCTGTATTGTCCATTTTTCTCTTTAATAGATAGATTAAAGTTAATTAGAGGAAGTGAAAGAAAATTATCGATAGGAATAGCTATTTCGAAATCATCTCCTCTAGATAATTCAGGCTCTAATTTAATAGAATATGAGTTCTCTTTAGAATTAAATTTCTTTTTATTACCTGTACGAATAAAAAACTCATTACCCTCTTTAACTAGAAACAGGTCCTTAAGAGTTTTAAAAACATTAGCACCTTTTCTAATTCTATTAATAGTATCAGTATTAATCTCCACCTCTAGAACAGAATCCGCTTGAAGAGTTGTAGTAACTTTACTCGGAGTTGTAGTAAAATCTTGTAGTGCAGACGGGTAACTTGTAACAAACTGAATTTCACTATCAGAATCTTTTGCAATAATAGAATTTTCTTTAAGTTCTATTGTAGGATTATCTAAAACGGATAGTGCTCCTAAAAAATTTGATAGATCAAAAATTCCGAATTCATCCCAACCTTCATCTTCCTTTTGACTAAAGTCAATAATACCTATTACATCTTTATTATAATTCTGAATTACTGTCTGTGGATATGAGATAATCGCTGAATTAGTAATACCTGTGATGCTTTGTAGAATTTGTAAAGTATCTTTATTTAACATCTATTCTCCTCTTTTAATTATTTAATTATATAATATATTTATTAAATTAGACTTAATTATACTTTGAAAGATCTATTTCTTTCTCTATAATAATATGATTCTCTTGATTATATGCAGCTAATCGTTCCCAGAAATGTCTCATTGAGTATGATTCTTTTTTATAAGGAAATACATCTATAAGATCGAAAATCCTAGCTTTAATTTTTCCAGATTTTTTTCTAAAAACTCTACCAAGACTTTGAAGAATTGTGACATAGCTTTTAGTACTACTTAATAAAATAAGATTAGTTAAATTCGGTAGATTAATACCAGTACTAAATACTTTATAATTAGCAATTATAACTCCCTTATCTAGATGCTCTGTATATTTTCTAATCTCTTCTCTAACCTTACCTCTAGTTTTTCCATTTATTAAAAACACATTATATTTTTTCATAGTCTCGATATCATTAGGTTTTACATCTATACCCGTTAATGATCTAAATGTATTTTCTCCATGTTCATTATGAGCATATAGACAAACAGTAAGACCTGGAAGCTTTTGTAAAAAACTTTTGACGAACTTCATTCTAGATTCAGATTGTTTAATAAACTTAACTTCATCTTGATATTTTAGTCCAGATCTTAGACCATCTTGACCTTTTCTATATTTCAGAAATAGTGGTGTAATTGTACTATCAGTAAGTAATCCCATATTCATTAATTCTCTAGCGGTAATTAAAAAATCAGGTTCTCCAAATACTTGGGTAATAGCTAATCTATCTACTGAGATAATAGGAACACTTCCTGTCATCCCTAGCTTTATTTTAAAAGGATTTTTAAGAATTAACTGCATAGATTCAGAAGATGCCAGGTGGCAATTTGATACACATAATCCATTAGCAAAATAATTATGATTATCTTTAACATGAAGATTAAATGTGTCTCCTTCATACTCGATTTTTTTTATATTTTTAACTATTGCCATTCTTTCTCCTAATCTTATAAAAATTACCTATAGAATTATTAATCTTTCTTCGTGATTCATCATCTAATTTCGTATGATATGCTAATTGTTCTAATACTTCTAGTCTTTCTATGAACCAGTCATCGGATATAATGATAAATTTATAGTCGTTGTTTATACACCAATTTTTAGCAGCCTTGAATTTTAATTGATTAATTAGTGTATTTTTCTCAGAACTAGGTTTAATTTCATATAAAATCCTCTCCTTCTTATCCTCAAAGTCTACTATATAGTTATGGATATCTTCATCTATTTTATACTCTATTCTAACAGCTTCGTAATCTAAAGAAGGGTTATATAATAGGAATAGAGCATCCCAGGAACTTCTCGTCGGTATTCCGTTTATAACTACTCTACTCCTACTCCAGGAGTTAGTGACACAGGGGGTAAATTCTCCTCTTTTTATTTTCTCTTTCATAGACTTCGATTGTTTTTTATACTTTATTTTAAGTTCTGAGTCAGTTAGTTTACTTAAGGGGTTATCATCTTTCATTCTCCTAGACGATAATATACTCTCACACTCCCTAGAACAGGTTTTTCTACCTCTGCTATGATTCTCTGATCTTAGGAGTATTTTCTTACAATTTTTACATGTTCCTATAGGAAATAACTTATCAGCTAATTCTTCTCTACTTAAATCTAAAAGATGTTCAATATAAATATCAATGCCGTGTTTAAAAAAATATCTTAAAAATGGAGATTTATATGTTATTAAAGTGGAGTTTTTATAATAGGTTGATGTATAAAATATTTTCTTCGAGATCTCTGTTTCTTTATATATAGGTTCTTTTATTAATCTTTTATCATAATCCCAATCTCCGAATACCAGATTCATGTCATATATATCATTTATATATGCGTAATATATAAACTTAATATTTTCTCTTATTTTAGAAATCTCTTTCAGATCACTTCTAAATTCGAATATTTTACTTATAATAACTCTAACTCTTTTTGTACTCTTACAATTTTTAATATCGAAGGTCTTTAGATACTCATCAAATTCATTTTTCTTCAACTTTTTTAATTCTATTAATTTCATAGTTTATTTATATGATATAATATCATCCCCCTCCATCACAGTATCTACACGAATCCAACCTCTTTTGGTAAGAACTTTATGATTTCCAGTTATTCTTATGGTTTCCTCATCGGTTTCTATCTCATACATACTTTCTTTTGATAAATTCTTATGTACTTTCACTACTTCTTTTAATTCTATATTTTCATTATCCTCATTTATAGTATATACTTTATCCCCAGGTTTAATATGTTTAATAGCAATACTACCTCTTTCGGTTTTAATTAGAGTATCTGGGTGCAAACACTCATCGGTTAAAATGTAATCATAAGATTTCATATCTTCTCGAACCTTAACAAGACTCTGATATGTCCCAATTACTAGAGGTTTATTCAATGTCTTATCATTATTTTCTCCCCCAATAAGTTTAATATCATTTAGGAATTTTTCTGGAGCTTGATAATCTTTGAAATCACCAAACATCTGAGAGACTAAAGAAATAGTAGGAACTAATAAAATACCCTTAAGACCTTTCTCATAAAAATATCTCAATGTAATATAAGCCACGAGAGACTTACCAGAACCTGTACACATACTAGGTAAATAATAAGATTTTCTTATCATATTAAGGACAGCTTTTAACTGATATTCTCTAGGTTTAAAGGGAAGTGATTTTACTATATCTTTAATAATTTTTTTATCTTCAGGTTCTAAAGTTTTATCTTTTTTAATATCTATAGAATCAAATTTAATATTTTTTAATAATCTTTCTTTAAATCCTCTTGAAATTATAAAAAGAATACCTCCCTCCATCCTCTTAGTACTATAAAATCTAGTTCTTCCATCTGTAGCCCCTGATTGATATCTTGGCTCATATTCATATCCAGGTCTTAAAGCAGAAAGTAAATTATCAATTTTCTTGATAATATCTCTCTTATTAGTAAATACTTGAATCTCATTATCTAGTTCTCTTATAGCGGTCATTAATTTCCTATATCATCTTATTTGCATTCATTTCTATAATTGTTTCTTTAGAAATTAAAATTTCATCTGGTATTTCTTTATCTATAATTCTAACATATTCTACTGTATCTGTATAATTCATAAAATGTTGAAATATATAAAATAACATATCCTTTAGGCTACATACAGGGGTAGACATTAAATACCAGTCCTTAACATCCTCTATAGGGATATTAGAAATTACAATATCGAGAGTATTATACATTCCGTCTTGTTTAATATATAGTTGAAAATCTAGCATTATAACCACATAGAATTAAATGGCATCCATAATCTTTTAATTTCATCTACTATATGCTTAATAGGATCTTCTAATCCTATTTTCTGTAGTTCTATATCTAACATTTCAAATAATTTCTTATCCATTTTTTACTCCTTATATAAAAAATTGAGGCTTTAGTTCTTTGCATTCATTAATAGATATTTCGTATTCTGAGAGATACTCATAATACTTTATCTTTACCTTTTTGCTAATAATATATTTCTTATTTTTATATTCATAAATAGGTACTATACTATCGTCTCCATCAAAAACTCCTAAACTGTCAACTAAAATATCCTCATTATGAGTTTTATCTATATGTAATTTATATCCTAATGCTTTAATTAGTTCTAATGATCTTAATTTAGCACATTTACATATCTTCACATCGCCTACCTAGACTTGCCTTTTTTTCTATTAGTAATCTATCTGCTTCCTTTATGATATCTTCAATAGTTTCGAATCCTTTTGAATATACACATGAGATCGAAGCTTTATTACACCGAATATCTATCTCATCTAAAGAGATAGCAAAAAATTCATCTCCTCCAATATGAAATACATGTAAATTATTAATGAGAATAAGTCTATCTGCTACACTCCTAAGTATACTATCTCCAACAGACATACCCTGCTCTCTGTTAATTTTATGAAGATTATTAACATCTATAAAATAGAAATAAAAATTCTCATTATTATCTAGCAGGCTATTAGCAAAATTAAAGAAGTCATGTCTTCCTAAGAGACCCGTTACGTAATTTCTTCTATAGAACTCTAGCTTACGCTCTAGGTTTTTTATTTTTAATTTTAATCTGTCCTCATTACTCATCGTTATTTTCACTTATATTTACATAATCCCAGAATTTTTGATTCTCTTTGGAGGGCATTTTAAGTTTTCTCATAGCTCTATCATATATTTTAATAGCTTCTGACTTACTAATTCCTAATCTCTTAGCTATTTCATCAAAACTCATCTATATCCTTTTTTCTTATTATTTAATATTATAGTGAAATTTAGCTTAATTTTTGATTAATTTCCTATAGTCTTTTGGAGATAATTGTATAAATGTCTCCCATAATGAAGGGTATGGACAATTCATATCACAATTAATAAATCCATATTCTAATCTCCACGATAATATATTAGAGCGAATATCTCTACATTGATCTATAATTACTAAATTAGAAAAATCAAACTCATATTGTAAAACATTACAATACTTTATATTCGACATAGAAATGTCATTCTTACTCTCATATTTGTATCCGTATTGACCGTCTTCATTATGACCTATTTTCAATAATTTATCATAAATTATATTAACATAATCTGGTAATAAAGATCTATGCTTATTAAAAAAATTCATCATTCTAATAAAATCAGGACTTTTACTCTCAAGAAATGTAAGATCAAACACAAAACTTTTAAATACAGATAATTCTTTTATTTTATTTAATGCACTAATCATCTTTTTTTCTGTAGTAAAATATGTCTCATGAAAGGTAGCATGTATTATTGGATTAACTAAATTAGTTTTTAATCCTACAAATTTTTGAAAAAACTCTAATTTTCCTGTAAAATTAGTTAACAATACTAGATTCAATTCTATATTATATTTAGTGCTCTGATCTATTATAAAATTAAAATAATCAAAATATTTATTTTGCTCATATAGTACAGATAGCTCTCCTCCTAAAACAGACATTGATAGTTTTACTTTCTTATCTAGAGTTGATAATTCTTTAAAAAATTTAGTCATCACTAGTTTAAATATATTAAAATTAACAGGTTTATACTTTTTATGAGTATATTCCCCTTGACAACAATAATGACATTTCAGATTACAGAACTCAGTTAATTCTACTGAAGAATCTACTTGGATATAATCTCTTCTTTTATATTCTTCTAAAGTATTAATTTTAACAGACAAAATCTAATCCCATTTTTTCTATAAACATTTTTGTTTTCCTTTCACATAAAAAGCAGTTATCATATTTAAAATTTAGAATATCTGTATAATCAAAATCATCACCCTTAAATATATTCTCAGGATGGTATTCAAAGTGCGTATAACATGCACTAATCCTACCAGTTTGATCTATATATATTTTTCTATCTTCTATAGATTTGCATTGTATTTCACATTTTTTTTGACACCTATTATTGAATATCCATTTTATAAGTCTATCTCTAGTTTCTAAAGGTCTTACCGAGGAGTTTTCAGGTACTACTTTATCATTATATAATCTATCACCCTCAGAGTCTACTACATAAAAATTTGTAAAGCCTAATTTTTTTACGTTTTCTAAATCATCTTTATTATAAATGAATCTAATAAACTGACAATAATCAATAGACCTAATATCTCTTACTGCTTTTGCATTTGACAAAAGCTTTTGAAGATTACTACCAACTCTATATTTTTCATGAAGTTCTTGTGTACTTCCACAAATAGTAAAATGAATTTGATCTGAATCATCTAATATCTCAGCCACTTCTCTCCAAAAATTTTCATCTCTTGTACTTCCGTTAGTAAATAGCTCAATATATATGTTACGTCTTTTTAGATATCTGAGATAGTCTAGAAAGTCGGGATAAAGTGTTGGTTCGGATACCTGACCTGCTAAAAAAGTTCTCTTTAGATTAGGAAATGTATCTAATTGTTGTTTAATTTCATCTAGAGTTCTTATATTTTTATATACCATATGCTGAGCATGTGTATAATTTCTCGAACATAGAGGACAGCTTAAATTACAAACGCCGGTAAGATCCATCTCAAACTCTTCGAAATAGTCTCTAGAAATCTTCATTAGATCTTCCTATGTATAATTCTTCCTCAGATTCTTCATCCTCACCCTCAGATATTCTATATATTTTATTTTCTCTCAAAATCTTTTGATTCTTTTTTGAACACTCCCAACAATGTTCGTTTTCAAATAATTTTTCTAATGAGCAGAGATTTACTCTTCCTTTATAATCTATCATACGAAATCCGTACTTTAAGGAAGGACATTCTATATCATCATCATATCTATCTAATAATTTATAGGCATTTCTTAGGTTCTTAGGTAGATGAATCCCAGGAATCTCAGGATATTCAAAATGTTCCTGAAAGGGTAAAGTATAGAAAAAATGAGTATTAAACATTTTACTATATTTTTTATAATTCTTTTTAAAATCATTTTGATTATAATCAAATACTATATAAGTAAGAATTTCCTTTCCTACGGAATATTTTTTAACTATCTCGGTTCTCCTCAAAACGTTTTCTAGATTACTCCCAACTCTATATTTTTCATGGAGTTTTTGAGTACTTCCACAAATAGTAAAATATATATGTCCTCTGGCTTTTTGAAATTTTATTCCTAACTTTTTATACCATACATCGTTTCTCAAATCTCCATTAATAAATAACGAGATTTCTATATCTCTTTGAACTAAATAATCTATTAAGTCGAATAATCTATCATAACTAGCAGGTTCCGAAATAGCTCCTGCTAAAGTTACATACTTTAAATTAGAAAAGGATTCTAGCTGAGATATTAGTTCATCATAATCTCTTTGAATAATTTTCTTGTCTAAATTATAATGAGTGTTCCTTAAGCATAGAGGACACTCTAGATTACAATAATTAGTGAGTTCTATTTCTACTCTATATATAGATAATCTGTCCAAAATCTTTTTCCTTTATTAGTCTCTTTAATGATTTCTTACTTATATTTTTAAATTTTTTAAATGATGTAAGTAACTTAACTCTATTTTTATAGCTTAATGTACTATCAAGTCCTCCATCTGCTGCTGTAGCTGCTACAACATCAAATACTATATCTTTATTATTTTCCATAAAACTTTCAAAATTCTTAAAGTTAATATCATCTACAACTATCATGTAGTCTAGATTTTTATACTCGTAGGTCTTTACTATATCGTCTAGATTTTCAGAACAATGATATAAAATATAATCTAATCTATTTGTAAGATCAGGATACCTTTCTAAAAATAGACCATTAGTATTTAGAGATAGAGAATTAGAAATAGGTTTAAGATAATCTATAATAAACTCGAGCTCTTCTCTTTTCATTGTACCTAATTCTCCACCACTTAAGGTAATATTATAATCAGGATAATTATTTCTTATATATATTAACTTTTCTTTTACCTCTTCAAAGCTAAGTCTAGGTCTATTATGTGTATCTACAGCACAAAAAGTACAATCCCAATTACATTTGTATGTGACTATTAGTTCTATTTCATTCATATTCTTGATATATCTCTACTAAACTCTCTTAGAGTTCTTTTATTAATTCTATCTTTATTATAATTAATAAACTTTAAGAATTCTTTAATTTTTATCATGCTCTCTCCACGATAATCACCCAGGATTAGAAAATCTAGTTCAGGATAGTTATCAATATAATATTGAATATCCTCAAAAGATTCATTAATAGCTACTAATATATAATATCTATTATCTTTATTCATAATATCTGAATATAATTTAAAATCTTTTTTAGTTGAAAGATCTTCTACTACATGATAAAATATTTCATCTATATCTTGAATAAATTCTGGATGATTTTCAAAAAATAAACCATTAGTCATAAGGTCTATTTTAAGATTTTTTTCTTTAAGATTATCTATAATAATACTTAACCTATCCTTAGATAATATTCCAGGCTCACCTCCAGAAATTGTCACACTCTTGATACTATCAGGAAGATTATTAATTTCTTCTAGAACAGTCTCAAAAGTTTTTTCGGGCTGAGCATGAGTATATGAAATGCAGTAATCACAATTCCAATTACATTTAAAAGTGACACTTAACTCATAGTTCATCTAAACTCCATAGGATCTTTTATTTTTTTACCTGCATCGGGATATAGTTCTTGATTTTTAATATTCTTCTCTATTCCATCACAAATATAATAGTACTTACAACTAAAACAATCTCTAGGTTTATAATAAGTATAATTTCTTTTTATAAAAGCTTCATTATACATATCAATTACATCAAAATTTTTAGGTTCTTTTAAGTCATATACTAAAATATTCCAATCTTTTAAGTCATATATATGCTGATATGTATCACATACATATTCCTCATATCCTATCATAAAGCAATACGGAATATATCTTACATTAATTTCTATACCTGTGTCTTTAAGAATATCTATAGATTCTTTAATATACATAGATAGATTTTCATATGATTCAGGTTTCATAACTTGAGCATCATCCCAATAATTTAGTGGAAGATAATTTAGTTGATACGGATTTATCTCTTTTATTAAATTACTATATGTATCTAAATGTCTCATATTTTTGGACGTAACCGTACAATTAATTCTTACTTGTATTCCTACTCTTTTGCAATTTTCAATTGCTGTTAAAATATCCTTAAAGGCACCACCATACCCTACTATTCTATCATGAGACTCTTCATCATATCCGTGAAGAGAGAATAGAACTTCTTCTAATCCGTATTCAAATGACTTCTTAGTAAACTCTAAGTCTTTTAATTTTGTTCCGTTACTTAGACAAGAAACTCTATCAAAATTATCCTTACAGTACTCTAAGATTTCAAACCATTTCGAATGTATAGTAGATTCCCCTCCGGATAAATCTATTTCCTGTATTCCAGATTTCTTAATAATATCTATTCTCTTTTTAATTTCCTCAAAAGACAATTCTGGATCATTTAAATTTTTTCTGTAATAACAGAAAAAGCATTTGTAATTACATTTAAGACCTGTATCTAACTTAGCTCTTGAATTAATAGGTTTGTTAGATATTTCAGGTCTAGAGAATTGATTATAATTCAAGTAGAACACCTTTCTAAAATCTTAGCTATACTATCTTTTGATATATGCTTCTTATATTTTGTAGCTAGCTCTATTTTATTTTTCATAGACAGATAATTACCCCTTTTACTAATAGGACCTTTCGAGGCACTAAAAACTCTAAAAATTATATCAGAATTTTTTTTAAAAAAAGAACTGAGATTTTTAAAATTATTATCAGATACTGTAATTTGATATTCTATATTTTTATCTTTATATCTCTTAAAGTCGGAGTCTAAATTTTCCGAACAATGATATAAAATATAATCGAAAGAATCTATATGTTCAGGATATCTCTCTAAAAATAGACCATTAGTCATTAATTCTAAAGAACAATTCTTTTCTTTTAATTTATATATAATATTATCTATATGTAATTTTTCTACAGTACCTGGCTCCCCGCCCATAATACAAACTCGAGAACCGTCTGGTATATTAATTATCTCTCTATATACTTCTTCTATTTCTTTCTTCTTATTATGAGTATCTATAATACAATACTCACAAAACCAGTTACATTTATATGTTATATATAAATCATATATCATTTTTTAATCAATTCTAATAAAATTTCATCTATTTTTTTAGAGTCTGCTTTTTCTGGTAGATCTGAAGTAAGTAATAGATGATCTACATTATCTAAAACATCTTGAACTCTATCAAGTACTTCTTCAGGATCTTCTAATCCTCTTTTTACATCTTTAAGATATTTTCTATCTTTAAGAGGAAATTTGATAAATTTTGTTTTGAGTAATTCTTGTACCTCTAGAGCAACCCTTAGAGCATGAGATAACGCCTTAAAATCTGTTTTAGATTCTGTATTAGCTACTGTTTTAGTTCTATTACCGAATTGATTATATAACTTAAAAACTCTTTCTTTAAAGTATTCAATCGTAACATTACCATGAAATAATTTTCCAAGTACCGAAATATATTCAATATCTTCTTGCACTCCATTATTTTTAGGACCTGGAGCCGTTACGAACTTAATATAATTATATTTTTTAGACTCTTCTTTTAGACTTTCAAATATTTCAGATAATTTCATTTCATTTTCTGAAACCTCTGGATTTTTAGGTAAAGATTCAAGATATTTTACAAAAGTATCGAGTTCATTATATCTCTCACCTTTAATACCAAATTTCTTAGTTTGTCCTACGGCATATCCTATAAATGACTTCATATTTGTATTTAAGAAAAACTTATAGTTCTTCTTAATCTCATCTGTAAAGGCTTCATCTTCAAATACAATAGTTTTAGACCTAAACATAGAAAAAAGCAAATCCATAGATCCTGTTTCTGATTTTTTAAGATGATTAAAAAAATCTACAATACTATGAAGTGTAAAGTCAATGTCATTTGCACCATTCTTAGAATTACTCTGTCCTGTAGTAAATGAAATTGATTTAGGAGCCTTTCCTAAAATTAAATCGTCAGTAGATGGAATAAAAATTCCCTTATAATCTGTATCGGATTTTTCATCATTGGTTCCGTAGAGTTTTGAGCCACTTAAAGTAATATATACTACCTTAACATTGTGTTGCATCTCAATATCTTTAATGGTTTTTTGTAAATCCATTTTCTTCTCCTACTAAACTTTACCATTTCTTATATATTTCTCAAACTCTTCACGAGTAATTCTACTAAATTTATGACCTATTTCTATATATCTCTTAAATACCTCATCCATAGAAACATTTACATCTCTAACAATTATAATATCACTACTAAATACAAAATCGAATATACGATCTTCATGAGTGTTTATTTTTCTAAACTCTGTCTGTGATATATTAACTATCGAACTCTCTCTTATAAGAATTGTCATCCTTCTATCCTTTTCTTTATTTTATATATTATAGTATAATATAGCTTAAAGTTAGATTAAAAGATAATTAATTAGTTTTTAAGCTTTTTTATACTATAATATATAAAATAAAGTGAAGGATAGTAATGAAGAAAGAAATTCTAGGTAGAATTAATAGAAGGTTATATAGTCATAATTTATTTGACATAGATTTACCTATTAAAACTATAGATCAAGTATTACAAATATCTAACCTAGATGTAGATTTTGAATTAAATGTCTTAGCCCAAGATTATATTCGAATAAATAAAGGTCTAGGACCATACTACTCACAGTTAGGTAGAAAATTTCGAAGAATTCAAAAAAGAGAATCTAAAAAAATTAATACTTTTATTAATAATATTTTAGACGATACTACTTGTGAAGTAATTGAAATTTTAGAATATCTATCTCCTAATAGTTGTATAGTAGGAGGGTCTGTTAGAGATATTATTTTATATAAAAAACCAAAAGATTTTGACTTTGTAACTGATGTAGAATATAATATTCTAAAAAATGAATTTATTAAGCAAGGTTTTAATGTAAAGGAAGTAGGAAAACAATTTTTAGTTCTATTAGTTTCTAAAAATGGAATAGATTATGAAATTGCTAATTTTAGAAAAGATAGAACCTATAAAGACGGTCGAAGACCTGAATCAGTTCAGATAGGAACTATTTTTGATGATGCTCAGAGAAGAGATTTAACTATCAATGCACTGTATTTTAATCTACTTAATAGAAAAATTCAAGATCCTAATCTTCAAGGACTATTTGATATAGATCAAAAGATATTGCGATTTATTGGTAAGCCAGAAGATAGAATTGAAGAGGATAAATTAAGAGTATTTAGATTTTATAGATTTATTCAAAAGACAGAATTTATACCTGAGAAAAATAGTTTAAAAGCAGTTCGAAGTAATTTTGAAAGGGCTATAAAAGAAACATCTTCAGAAAGAATTAAAAGTGAAGTAGAAAGAATGATTGGATTATAAGATATCCTTTAAAATATCTATAATCTTATCATCTTCAAGAAGTTCAAGAGATTTAAAATCATCTTGAATATCTCTCCATCTCCAATATAGACCAGAATCCTCTTCAAAATACTTTTGTACATCTGGATGAAATTCTATATCTTTTCCGAAGTATCTACATTCTACTAAAAATCTAGGAGAACAATCAAACTTTCTTGATACTGGAGTATAAATGTATTTTTGAAATCTACTAAATAGGTCAAGAACAGGAAGATCTTCTTTTCTTAACTTTAAGGAGTTTTCTACATTATAATTAGTATCTCTACAATTTTCAGTAGCATATATTAAGGTCTTATTATCTTTAGTTTCAGGTTTCTTTAATTTAGATAGGAGTATCTTCTTCTTATAATTAAAAGATTTTTTAGGAATTTTAGGATACACCCTATAATCTAAAAATACAGTAGCTTCATCTTGATCTAGAATATTAAAATCTCCACAAGCGAAACATAAGATTTTCTTATATAATATATTACATCTTCTAATATTCATCCACGAACCATCTACAAAAAATATATTATTAGTTTTAACTAAAGTAGGCTTAGTATCTATAATTGTATTATCAATAATATCCTGAATCTCATTTTCGGTAAATGAGTACTTAGATTCTATAATTTCCTCATAATTTCTAATATTCTCTGGAATAAATATTTTTACATTAAAGTGATTTTTTAAGATGTAGTAGTACTCTATGCATTCGAAAAGATGGCCAGAAACTCCATGAGTAAAATTACCCCAAGAAAATGTTAAAAGTAATTCACTGTTATCATTTATTATCATTTAATATATCCTGGATTATTTTATCATCTTTATCTAACCTATATTTATTTAAATTTCCTGATTTACAATCATTATATCTAAAAATAGAAGAATCTTGAATCTTACACTCGTCAACAAATTCTAATTCCCTACCATAATAAAAACATTCCGGTATGAATCTATTATTGGTATCCATCGTATTGTGAATATATTTAAATGTTTTATATTTTTCAAAAATATTAATAAATGTACTTGGTTTTTTAGAATGCTTATTTCTAATGTTTTTCATACCTCCAGAAGATTCAAATTGTTCAGATTCTGAAGGAGAATCAAATTTTTTAAATATATCAAAATTTAATTTAAGTATATTATATTCATCAAAGTTTTGATATTCATAACTTCCATAATATTTAATATTTTTCATTTTAGACCTTGTTAGCACATATTCGGATTGGTCATTATTTCCATTTACAAAAACGTAAAAATCTCCCTGAATAAGAGGACCTATAGTGTCAAAAGTTCTAATATCTAAACACAAATTCTTAGGACTTTGTGATTTATATACAGATTTAATATCATCAGTAGCGATAATTTTATCTAACAATGTATGATCAAATTCATATCTTTCTTTAAAAATATTTTTTACAAATTCCAAATCTTCTTCGTTTATCTTATGAATATAAAAATAAGTATCTTCAAATCTGTTAAGAAATTCAAAATATTCGAAACAATAAAATAATGTTCCGTTTACTTTTTTATTTTTTAAAAAATGATAATAAACAGAAATCATTTAGATCTTTAACTCAATAGCTTTTAATTTTTCAGTATCGTTTTCATCAGCGTATTTTAGATCTTCTAAAACTTCTTCGAAATCTATTCTAGCTGTCTTAATAGGACTTAGTCTATCTTTAGATAATAGAAATTTCTCTAAAGTATCTATTAGATCTTCATCACCAGACTCTAAGATTTCCAAATATTTTTCTTCTTTATTATCATCTGTAATAAAAAATCCTCTAGAGTTTAAAATATTATTAGTATCGATAAAATCTATATAATATATAAGGTCTGCTGAGCCTACTATACCGTCTAATTTCTGTTTAGCTTTTTTAGCTATTCTAACTTTATTAGATTCTTTTAAAGATATTCCGTAATATGTAGCATCACCTAACTCAACTATACCGCTTTTATTCATAGTAATAGATTTTTTATCTATATTAAGTGATATAAACTTATTTAACTTTTCATCATCTATCTCTATAGCATTAATACCTAACTCTTCAAACTCTTTCTTAGTGATAGGTTTAAGAATAGTTAACGTATCTTCATATCTACTAACTTCGTAGTATTTAGTCATTTATTTTCTCCTCTAGTTTTGTAATTCTTTGATTTAGTTCTTGAATTGATTTAATAATAGGCGATATTAATTCGTAATAGTTCACACTCATATATCCATTAGAATTATATTGTAAAATATTAAATTCTGATGGATCCTCTCCTTGTTCGTATAAATATTTTTCTATATCTTGAGCCATTACTCCAAAATATACTTTATTGGGATCTCCCTGAAAATCGGTATATTCTTTAATATCGGGTGAATAATTATACTTCGACGGTACTAAACTATTTATAAGGTTAAGTCCGAATTTACTGTATTTAGATGTTGTATTTTCTTTTTTCATACTATATTATATTATAAATATCTTAAATAAAGATAAAGGAAGTTTAATGGGATTCTCATCTTTTAAAAACGAACAAAATAAAAAAGAGTTAGAAGTAGAGTTAAAAGTTCTTAAAGAATCTCTAGGAGATGATTTACCTAGCGGTGATAAAATAGTTCTAGAAAAAAAGATCTCTAGATTAGAGAAAAAATTACGAGAGTTAGAAATTAAATTAGAAGATACTGTAGCTGGAGATATAGCTACTACCCAGATGAATCTATTCGCTAATTGTACAGGAAAAGAAGATTGTGAGTGCGGAAAATGTCAATTATTAAGAAAAGAAAAACTTAAGGAATCTAAAGAGTTTTCACCTTTTGCAGCTGTATTTGGAGCTTAATAGTGGAATACAGAGACGCTGAAGGAACTCTATTTTTTAATAGTACTAGAACATATACTCTTTCATTACTAACTATTTTTAGTGATATTAAACATTACGTAAGAAAAGATGACGGTACATTAGGAGAGGAAGTAATTCCTATTCAGTTTGGAAATTATGAAAAAAGTATAGCATTAGAAGATATTAAAAGTAAAGATACTAACTGGAATATAGTTCCTAGAATGATTTTAGGATTTGAGGGAATGAACAGAGCCGGTGACAGAACCCTTAATAAAGATCATAAATTTTCTATGAAGGTAGAAAAAGATGGTTCTACGGTTTTAAGACATTCTCTTAATAGTATTCCATATGATTTTCAGTTCAGACTTTTAATTCAAGCTAGAGGGATGAATGAGGCATTTCAAATAGTTGAACAAATTCTACCTAAATTTAGACCATCTTTTCCTGTAGAGGTTAAAGAATTTCCGTTATTCGAGGAGACTACTAAAACTCAAGTTTTAATAGCAGATCCTTCATTTGATATCATAGAAGAGATGGAGGAAGAAGATATAAATATCATAAACATATCTTTTGATATAACGTTAAGAGGGAATTTATATCCTCCAATAAACATAATAGCTCCAATAGAAGTTATTAAAATGTTTTACTATATTATAGATAAAAATAATAAAGACGAAGCTAAAATAGCTTCAAAATTTAAGTGGAATGTAGAGAATGGAAGTATAGTAAGTGGTACTGAAGAACATTTTTCTACATATGAACCTCCAAAAAATATAACAATTACAAAGGAATAAGATGGCTACTACTGGAATAATTCAGAGGAGAGATATAAAATCTGCATTAATAGCAGGTCAACCTTCAGCAGGTTCAGGAAATGACTGGACAGGACCGGTAATTCCTGGAGAAATTGTTTATGCAACCGATACTAAGGAAATAGGATTTATAGATACTGGTGGAAACTTAAAATGGGTTTCTGTAGATGATATAGGAGCTGGTGTACCTGTCGGAGGAACTACAGGTCAGATAATTATTAAATCTTCTGATATTGATAGAGATGTAGCCTGGAGCGATATTCCACCTTCTGAGTTTATTAAGGATGGTAATGGTTATAGAATTGCAGGATTGTCCAGTGATGTTTTAGGTTGTAATGCTGTTAATCTAGGTTCAAGAATTGATTATAGTTATGATAGTTGTGCATCAGGATGTGGTTCATTTGCATCCGGAGCAGGAACAAAAGCATTAGCTCCATTTTCGCATGCTGAAGGGTATGGAACATATGCTTGTGGTTATAACTCACATGCCGAAGGTAAAGCCGCGTATGCATGCGGTTACACGGCACACGCTGAAGGACAATATTCATATGCAATAGGGTGTATTTCACATGCTGAGGGATATGGAACATATGCTAGTGGTCATAGCTCACATGCCGAAGGTAGATCTACGTGTGCAGCAGGGTGTATTTCACACGCTGAGGGAAATAATACTTATGCCTGTGGATGTCATTCTCACGCTGAAGGATCATCTACATATGCTGTAGGAGTCAATTCTCATGCTGAAGGAACATGGGTCTGTGCTATAGGGGATAATTCTCATGCTGAAGGGAGTAGTAGTCATGCCTGTGGAGTCAATTCTCATGCTGAGGGATATGGTACTATTGCTTTAAATACGGGTTCTCATGCCGAAGGTATGTATAATGTAGGAATAGCTACTGATACAATTCA